GGATCATATGGATATACTGCTTCCCGTTGTACACTAGGAAGTGCATACCTCTCGGTGTGTGACGTGATAGGAACTGATACCTACTGACATGGTTCCACGGCCCTGTACCGTTGCGTATCTTAACGCTTGTGGTTCCGTCACGATGCTTGCGCCACACGACAGCCGCATAAAATTCGGTATCCTCTTTGGTAACGGTTCTGTCGGTTCCCCACGTTTTGAACACGGGGTCGCCAAAGCAATACCCGTCAACCAACGCATAGCAGTAATCGCTGAGCTTAACGATACGCTCCCACTTACGCTTACGATCTCCGATGGGTCGGATATCTTCTGCTTTGGTGTGGCATTTCGATATCAAAGGTTTGATAGCATTGTAGTGGTACACTACCTCTTCAAAAGTTTGGAATGCTGAGTATGTAAGTGCCATTAGTTATTCTCCTGATAATCATTTTCAATTTCGCCAAGCCCATCGCAGTTACGACAATCACGCTCATACTCCTCTGTGTAACCGTATGGATTGTCCTTACTCATCATCACGTTGCGCTCAGCTATTTCTTTACCCACGCCTTTACATTCGGGGCAGCGGATGAACGGGTTATCTACAAAAATATTGCTCATCATACACCGTCCATCTGGTATGGCATCCGATCTTTTGAAGGCCGAACATCGTTCACAGGACTATCACTTGACGAGTTCTCTCTACGCTTGACCCAATATACAAAAGCTTGATACGATTTAAACCCCAACAGTTTAGCAGCGGCTGTCTTACAACCGTGACCTGTACCTACCTGACGCATTGCTTCATCAAGGTAGAGGTTGGCGAGTTCCTCCATAGCTAGTTTCACGTTCATATCATCCCGAAACGTGTAAGGTGTCGGGTCGGTTTGTTTGGGTTGCGGCAGTACATCCACCGCGCCCTCGTTAATATTGATTACTATCTGCATTACATATCCCTTGAGTTAATGTGAATTGTTTTACCTACGTCTGCGGTCTTGCTGCTGTTGTCCATGACGCACCAAAGCACAGGCATACTCCACTCGCCCCAACCGTTATACAAATCACCATCGGTTAGAACGATACATGCCTGCGCGTTGATAGCTTCGTCACGAATGTACTCGGTGACACACCTAACATTTGTGCCCCCGCCACCTTCTGGTTTGGTTGACTTCACGATAGTTTCCAAATCTTCTTTATTGTACTTCTCGTCACGACATATCTTTGTGTCCCAATAAAGAAGCCTCACCCCGTCAGGTTGTACCGTGTCGCAGATAGATTTTATTTCAGATAGAAATTGCGTAATCTCACGCTGCCCAATCGAACCAGACGTATCAACAGCTAACACCAGTTCTCCAACAGTTTCGGTGACGCCGCTTGGCATGTAGATACCTAGTGACAGGAACCTACGATTAGGCTTACGATATGTACTATAGTCTTTGCCTGCGCATGTATCAGATATGAAATCGCGTAACGCTTCGCGCCAATCAACTTGTGCTTCCAACAATTCGCTGAAATCACGCGCACCGCCGCTACCCATCTTACCCGCAATTAGTGCGCCTTGACGAATTGCCTCGTCAAGTTCGCGCCCCAATGCACGTTTTTCTTCAGGCGTTAATTCCTTCGCTCCTTCCCAGTCGTGAGTGTCAAATGGTGACTGTCCGTTTGGTAGTGTTTCACTACCTTGATTAGCGCCTGCGCCATCTTCACCGCTGTCGTTAGGTATTCCACGCGGCGGCGGCGGTGGGGTTGGTAAGTCTTTACACAACAAGTTGTAGACCTGTGCGCTATCCATGCCACGATATTTCTCGTCGTAACAACCCTTCTCCAACTCACCTGTCATAGTCGCAAACCCATCTTGGTTTTCGTCAACAATCTGAAGGTTACTCACAAAGTCATTTGCACAGTTTGCGAGAAATGGATTTTCTTCGTACAGATGAAGCCATATGATAAGATGTTTGTACAACTTGTGCCACACCTCGTGAAGCACAAGAAAACGTAGTTCTGCGTCGTTGAGCTTCTTAACAAACTCACGTCCATACCACTCGTCACGTCCATTAGTACATGCGGTGGGCACACTAGGATCGTCTACAATAATGCGCTTACCAACCATAAGCACTGGTGCTAGAGCCACGTATTTTTTGTGGCCCATAATAGCAACGACCGCTTTGTCCAGTCGTTGCTCCTCTGTTAGTTGTTTACCTACTGCGAACATTCATATTCTCCTTTCGTGTTTTCATCGCGCTTATGGCGTCTTTATGTTTATCCAAGGCACATTTGCTGCATAGCATCTGACCATCTCTATCTTTGTGATCTGCGGCACTGCCGCAGACCGTGCATTGCGTACCCATACTCATTACTTCTTATCCGCTGTGTACAGATGGCTGTTCTCCATAGCCCAGTCTGTAAACTTCTTGTTAGTCATAACCATTGACTGCTTACTGTACTTCGCTGAACGAACACCGTTAGCAAACATCGCTTGCGCCTCGGGGTTCAGTCGTGGCAAATAATCCATCCAAGCGTTAATCCAGTCTTTCTCCAACGCAGACAGAGTTCTGTACACAACCATACAGATGGCTGCGGCGCTGTCGGGTACTTTAGCGTTCTTCGGATCATCCTTGATAGACTGCAAGCTTGGTAGCTGATCGGCAATCTTCACAAACGCCATCAGATCCATTGCACCGCGATCACCAATCGTACCCATGAGAGCAGCGACAAGCGTTTGGTCATCCAGATGTTCGCGGGCCAAAAGTATGTCAGATGACGCATGTAAAGATCTTGGTGTGATGAACGCCGCACGTTGTGATTTTGGATGGAAGATGTATGGGTTCTCGTCAGGATCTTTCACGTCCTCAAATGGTTGCAACAGATGCGGATTGTCTCTGATCCAACCAAGCAACGTGTGATCCCAACCATCGTTGATACCAAACTCAATCAACTCCATGTGGTCAGTCTTGCGAACCTGCACAACCGTTATGCGGTTACGTGCATGAGGTGGCAACAAGTCGCCAACTCCCTCGCTCCCCTTGTTAGTCGTTGCAAAGATAATGCTGTCAGGGTGTAGTGAAGCACTACCAATTTTACGCTCTAGCATCAGACGCAACATGCCCAACTTGACAGCAGGATTGGCTTTACCAAACTCGTCAACCATCAGGATGATCGGTTTGTTGTAATGCACACCTAGTTCTTCGTTGGGTGCCATCTTCACACAGCCCTCAGTCTCTACTGAGTTCATGTTTGGGATCATCAGATCGCCAAGATCTTTTGTAGTACAGTCAAAGTACACAGGGATATGTGTTGGTAGGTCTTTGGCAAGTGTTGTGAGCATTGACGACTTGCCATTACCCATATCACCTTGCGCCAGAACGGTACGCTTTTTACCGATTGCCTTGATAAGTTCCACGCATTTGTCGAGTGGTAGCGCGTACATATTTTGTGCTTGATTAGTCATTTTGTGTTCTCCTACTTCTTAGCTTCTGCAAGGTACAAATTGCACAGACGTTCAACCGCCTGCTCTTTTGTTAAGTTAAACCCCAACTGCTCACTCATCATTGTGCGTACTTCTTGCACTCTGGCGTCAGGGGTTGATTTGATTTCTACGTTAAAAATGCCCATAGTTTTCTCCATTATATATCTAGGCTAGGAAGCGCGGAGATTGCTTTGTCCACCGCTGCTTTGGTTTCGGCGCGGAACGCACTGTCCTCACGCAAGGCATCAGGCGTTACACCCGACATGGCTTCTTCCAGATTGTCAGCCATCGTTCTCATCTGGACAGAATTTGTTACATTGCATCCGCGCAATAGTTCGATCATCTCGTTGACGTTACCAACCAAAGTGTCACGAAAGATCTTCTTCTTCTCATGTTCTTTGTAGTCGAGACGCTCAGACATCTTTTGAAGGTACTTGTGTAGACGTGTCCACACGTCATTCATTGCTCGCTCGTACTGCTCAGTGTAAAATTCTTCGTATTTTTGTTTCATCTCAGCCAACGCTTCATTGCCAATATCCACACGGAAGTCACCCGAATCAGGTAACGGCATGTACGATAGCTTGAAACGAAACTTACGTGTCAGCTCTTCGAGCGTGGGGTAATCATCATGTGAGAACAAGTGCCCAAGCTTCAACTGCATATCAATCACGGCATCGTTGTAATTGGTAAGCACTGCGGAGACTAGACGCTCAAACTCGTTTTGCATCTCAGTCATGGCTTGGTTGTACTTGAAGTACTGCGCTGTCGATACCAGACGTAAACCAGAGTTTGACCACGGCAATGTCATGTGAGAATGCATGTCACGAGTTGCCGACACATGACGTGTAACGGCTCGCAGATCGGCGTTGTCGTGCAGTAGATCTTTGATCGCACGTACAGAACCTTTGATAGCGTTGTTGCTATGCGCGACTTCATCAGAGGCGCGCTTGTCTTTCTTGCTGCCAATCCAATGTGAGATGTTCAACTCAATAAGCATTGCAGACGATGCAAGCGTTGGTGCAAGCACATTGTGTAGTGTTTCACTACGGTTAATTGTTTGTATATTAGCAAGTACGGGTGTCATGATTATTCTCCAACATATTTGTTTAGACCTTTGAGGTCGTTGCGGTTTGTCACAAGGGTTGCCCCTTGCTTGTGCGCGATAGGTGCGATGCACCATGACGCACGTTGTTGCTCGGCGCGGATGTCACCGCAGTCGAGACAAAAGTTAATGCCAAGTTCGCGGCGGCGTTGGTCGTATGCTTCGCCACACAAGGCGCAGATTACTTTCTTACGTGCCATGTTGTTCTCCATTGTACTCGTGCATTAAGCACTCGTTGATTTCTAGATGATCTAAAAGGGGCCAGACATCATCCTTTGTCTTTAGCCAGACAGTATATTTGTCGGTAGTGTACCAGTTCACGCGATGCACAATCTCATACCACATGCTGTTCTCCATTGTTTTCGGTAGTGTTTCACTACACTTTTGTTGAGGCAGGGTTGCCGTGTCGTTGTCAGTCTCCTGACAACTTATATGTATAATATCACATAAGATGGTAAATGTCAAGCTTTCTGATGTATGGTTTGTTTTCTGACGTGGCTACATATTGTTCGTTTTATGGTAGTGTTTCACTACAATACTGGCGCTAGAGTAATGTTCGTTAATGTTCGTTTAGTGGTGGCTGTAAGTATTTGATTGTAAAGTAATGTTCTAAAGTTCTTTTGTTCTTGGGTTATGAAGGGGGGGTAGGATTGTATTTGCGAGCCGAACAATCCCAATAAAAGGGGGGTCGCGTATGAAGTGTATCTTTTTAAATTGCGAACATTAGGAACATTAGGAACATTATAATAAAATCAATAACTTATTTTTATGCAAAAACGAACATTAGGGAACTTCTTTGCGAACATTACAAAAGACGCAATGCTGCTTCGGAAACTGGCTTCGATAAAGTAGTGGATCACTACTCTTTTTCAGACTGTTGTATATGACACGCCAACTTCTTTTTGTGTGGTGTGGAACAGAAGGGGCCAACTGGTCGGTTAGGACGCAATGCTGCTTCGAGAACTGGCTTCGATGGGGTAGTGGATTACTACCAAAATGAAGACACAAAAAAAGCCCCGAACCTTTCGGCTCGGGGCGGTAAGTTAGATAAAAAGTATTGTCAGTGTGAACAATGTTATCGCGGCGGTCGCCGCAATGTAAAACCAGACTGTATATGCGAAACCCCATGCTTCAACTTGTTCTCGTATGATGCATTTAATTCTAGCAATGTTATCCATGTTTCCATCCCATAAATATCGATAAGATAGTTTCGACTATTAAGCAATTGATTGCGCGGAACCCGCGCAATCAATGCCAGCGTATACTTGCTGATATGTTGCATTAGCCGATGGCTTTTATCAGCGTATTCAACATTTGGATCATGTCATCCATAGCCATATCAGACTGGAATGTTTCAGCCTTTTGCATACGCTTAACGCAGTCTTCAAGGGCTTCACGGACAACGGCTTCCTTAGAACGTGTTCTAGCGTCCGCGCCTTGCTTGCCTGATGCTATCTCTGCATCAATCTCTTCACGTTTGCGCAGAGACGTTTGCATGTTGCCGATTATGCTATTCGGCTGACGTTTCCAATAGGCTCTATTCTGCCCATCTACTAATTTGTCACCCGCTGCTTTGGCTGACAATTCAAGTAAATCTTGAACCCCTTTCGGGAACCCCGCGAATATGCAGCTCTTGACCCAATTGAATGTTTCAACAGACGCTGTTGAACCCTCGCTAGTCGGGGATATCAAATCGGTATTGGTAAAACCGCTTGCTACAAATAAGTCTAACAATTTGGCTTTTGCCTTATTGTCTTTATGGGCAAGGTTCGCGACCGCTGAAATTTGCTTGCCTAGTTCGTCGTTCAGTTTTGGTGTACGTGTCATGTCATATTCTCCTATGCAACATGATTAAGGTTTAATCAGACGGCGTTCATCGCCGCCTGACAAGGACTTTATACGTGATATGTCGCATTGTGTCTTAGTATCAGCCGCGCCAGATAGTAGATAATTGTAAAATGTAGTGAATCACTACCTTTTTGACGCTAGGCGTAACCCCACCTACCCCCGACCCCCCCTGTACGACGCGCACACACAGCAACTATATAATACTATTCCGCACAAATATTTTGCGTTTCTATTAAATCTAACTATGTTGCGAACATGGCTATACATATCGAACCCGAAAAAGGGGTCGCTCAACGCACCCCGCCCAAACTTAAAGATCTCGCAGTAAAAGCCAGCGCCGCTGCTAGGACGGTAGAGCTACTCCACGAGAATGGGTTAGAAATAAAACCTAACCAAGAAGACAAGGATGTGGCTGCTGCACTGGCGGTGTCTTACGCGGAAGACCCAGATAAAACTTCAAAGGCTGCAACCCCTAAGCGAGTAGCCCACCTCACCCCAGCCACCCTGCTGATGACAGATCGCATCTTGAAAGATTTTGGTCATTCTGTAGTAAAATCGGCTACGCAGGTAAGGCACCTCGTCACAAACAAACTGATTGAGGAGACAGAGAACCCCGACCCACGGGTACGGATACGTGCCTTGGAGTTGTTAGGTAAGATTAGTGATGTAGGATTGTTTGCTGAAAAAACAGAAGTTACCATAACCCATCAAACTACAGATGACCTTAAAGATAGGTTGCGAGATAAACTAACTCGTTTAATGAAGCCTGAACCCACGGTTGAAGACGCTATCGTAGTTGAGGGCAGCACGATAAATCTC